ATTTTATTATTTGTTATAAATATACGAAAGGAAATATAAATACCCACATCTCTGTGGGTATTCTTTATAGGTTGATTTGGTTTATTATATAAAATATAATTTTAGAAGTTCAATACACAATAATCTGGTTGAACAGTCATTGTAAGGTTTTGAGCTGCTGATTCGTTATCCCAGCTGTATTCACCAAATTCAGCATTAGTTATAATACATCCTTTTAATACCCACTCACTTACGATATCACCAACAGGTCCTAAGATATCAAGTGTTAAATCTTTCTTGTAAAAGTCAGAATAACCATCTCTACCTGTTACAGACTCGTGATGTAAACGTACCCATTCCATTACTGCTTGAGCACCAGAAGGAGTGATAGGATCAAATAATGTAAAGTTTATTGTACCCCATTTTGATTTTCCTTTTACAAAACGTTGTACGTTTATGTGGTTAAGAGCTATTGTATCTTGGGTTAAAGTTACTGCACCTACTCCTTTAACAATATATGAAGGTATACCATCAATATACATTATAAAGCGGTTTTGCTGTTTCGGTTCAAATGCCGTGAAGAATATTTCGTTTGGATCTAATACTGCCATTTTATTATGTTTTGTTATACATATGTGGAAAAAAAGTAAGGTACCCAAAGGTACCTTATCTTATTTTAAGTTGTTTTATTACGCGGGGAATGTAGCTCCTGTAGGTAATATGTTGAAGTCTAAGTATATGAATTCAGCTGTTTTAGTTGGTTGAATATATATTTGACCTACTAATTGGTTTCTATCGATTACATCTGGTGTGTTATTCGAATCGTCCATTATTACTCTGAATGCATATAAACCTTGTCTTTGTTGTACTGATGTTAAGTATGGGTTTACTTGACTTAAGAATTGGTTTCTTGTTGCAATTGAGTTTTGTTCAAATACCAAGTTTTGAGCAACTTGAGAAATATATGATTTAAGAGCAATCAATAAACGACGAACATTTACACGATCAAGAGCTGATGCTTTTACTTGTAATGTCTTTTGACCATATACTACTACACCTTGTCCAGGGAAAGTAGCGATTGGATTAACTCTACCAGTGTATAATGAATCTCTATCATTTTGAGTTAATTTCCACTCAGCGCGTATTACATTAGTTAATCCACCTCTGTTTATACCCGCTGGTGCAAACCAAGGTTCAGACACACTATCGTTGTAAGCATAAACTCCACCTACCATTGTTGAAGCTGGTACCCAAACATTTTTACCTGTATCTGGGTCAATTGTTTGAGTCCAAGGCCAATATGACGCAGCATATGATGTATTTCTTGCAGCAGCAGCGGCAGTTACAGTTGATATTGCTGTTGTTCCATAAGGTACTAAATCTACAACATATATACTATCACCTCTATTTTGAGTATTGTTTATAGCAGTAGTTATTTGAGATGTTCCTAAATCAGCTTCATTAGATATTAAACCAGGAGTTAATAATACATTAAATCTATAATCATCTTGATTAGCTAACAAATTAATCATGTTGTTATAATCACTAGCGTTAATACCTTGTGTGTTAGGAGCATTAGTTATGATACTATTATAATATTTAGCATTTCCACCATAAAATAAATCTCCAGTAGCTGCACCAAATGTACCACTAATGTTTGTTGGAAGTGACGCGGTATACGCTGAAACTGGATTTCCATTATTATCAAAGTAATTAGGAGTTGGTAAGTTTACACTTTTTACTCTTACATAAGCACTTCTGTTAGGATATGCTCCTGTTACAGTAATTTGATTAGTAACTACATCATAATTTGTAACATAATCTCCAATTACAGCTGCTACATAGTTTGGAGCAAATGGGTCTAATGATAAGTTAGTCCATGTTTCTAACACAATAGGTTGAAGAGTATTATCATCACCTCGACGAACTAGCAAATCAAATGTTCCTGTTGATTCATTTCTATTTAATACTTGCCATCTTACATTATTTGCTGAACCACTAACTAAAGCTCCTGATGTTCCAGCTCCTGTGTTGTTCATGATTGTTCCTTCAGATAATGTTTCTAAAGATAGAGATGCGGTAGAAGTACCTCCTGCAAAATTAGTTATTACTGAACCTGATGTTATATAATATGAATTCCCTGTAGATCCTATATCTTTAGCTCTAAAAAATATTCCAGTTGAACCAGATAATGATGATGTAATACGTTGAAGATATGTAGAATAAGGTGATACTGAAGAGCTAGCGTTAAAAGCTGTTACAATTGCTATTGCTGTATCAGCCGCTGTTGATCCTGTTGATACAAATATTGTAGTAGCGTTATTAGCAGGTGCTGGACTTCCAGTGATGGCTATGATTACTTGGCCTACTCCATTGTTTACAGTAAACGAACCAGTGTTTGGATTAATAAAATTTGCTAAACTAGCACTATTCATAGTTACAGAGGCGGTTGTACCTAAATTACTTGACATTTCTGAGCTTGTCGCTGCGGTAAAAGTACCACTTGCTACTCTAGCTACTAATAATGTTTCACCACCGTTGTTAAAATAGTTGTAAGCTGCTATTGAAGTAAAGTAAGTATAAGCTTGTCCACCACTGTTAAAAGTAGTACCAAATTTTGCTTGATAATCACTATATGATGTTACAATAGTGGGAATTTCATATGGACCTTTTACTGTAGGTCCGATAATTGCAGCTCCAACTGTGATTGGGCCCTGTGAAATAAATGATTGATCGTTTTCTCTAGAGAGTACGCCTGGGGATACTAAAGTTTCTGCCATTTCTTTATAATTTATGTTTTATTATAAATATTATGGAGATGATCAAAAACCTAAAGAGAGCTTGTAAATTCTCCTTTCTCTACATTTATGGTACCATCACCATATTTTTCTTGTAGTGTTTTTCCTAACTCAATTTCTTTCTGTTTTAGATCAGATAAAGATGAATTGAGTAGTTGTTTTTGTTGTTCTAGATCTTGTATGCTGTATTCTATAAGACCGAATTGTTCAACCAGAATTGATTTTTCTTGTCTGATGTCTTTGATTTGTTGCAACTCTTCTTGTGTTAAAACTTTTGTTTCCATTTTGTATTTTTATTATAAATATTATTGATTGTATTAAAACATATTATTCAAATGTTGCATTTTGGTTTATTCCAACATTTTGTAGGTCTTGTATAACATAATTTTTTAAAGCTTCTATTAAATTATCATATGGATCTGACATATCTCCATATTCTAATACATTTCTATCAATGTTATTGTACACTATACAATCACGTTCATTAATTTTTACATCTAATGATAACAACCCAGGATTTACTAGGCAAGGTATTAATGTTAATGTTGGTGAATCGTATATTAAATCTGTTTGTGGATTTATAAAGAATCCTGTAATTTTTATTGCCATTATATATTTTTATTTTATGTTCCTAATCCGTAATTTCTTAAAGCATCATATACTTTCTGTAACATTGTTTGTTCATTTGTTCCGTAAGTTGCTCCTGCTGTTGCAGCTCCTAATGTTTGTCTCGCCACAGGGGTAACGCCAAAAAACCCTAAATCTCCATTATAATTAATTCTTAATCTAGTATTACTGTTTGTAATTAAACAAACGTCACCTGCATTGTTACCGCCAAATCCAGAATTTGGACCTAATGAAAGTCTTGACGGTACAAAAATAGGAGTAGTTACATTATTTGAAGCGGCCCCGTTAATTCTAAATTGATTACCAAGTACTCCAGTAGAATCTATACCAAAATTAAAAGCTCCAGCTGCTTTAAAAAAAAGTCTATTTGAATCTAAATACACACCATTATTTAATGTATTAAATGTAATAGCCGGTGTTGTTAAATCCCCTAAAGTTGTACCAGATCCATTACCTAAGTGTAGTATACTTATTGGAGTATTAGTTCCAACTCCAACAAAACCATTAGTTAATGCTGTTAATGAACTAGATACTCTTAAAGAACCGGATACACTTAAAGAACCAGTAATTAGTACATTTTGACTTAATGTATTTACAAATGATGCTGTTTGAGCTTGAGATGAACTTATAGTAAATGATGCGCTTACTGCTCTCGAAGAAGAAATTGCAAAAGAGGCACTTGTAGCATTTTCTGCATTTGTTGCATTAGTAGCTGTTCCAGTTAAATTTCCAAGAAAATCGTAAGTGCTAGCTTGAAATCCTTGAGCAACAAAATAACCGCTGTCTAAACTATAGTATATATCTGGTTGAGTAGATAATGTTTTATATCCTGCAGTACTTGAACCTATTGAAGGAAAATATA